AATCTGGAACCAAAGAAGTTGAATCAGACATCAACACAGTAGATAAAAATGGTAGAGTAGTAGCAATTTTAGCCATTATAGTTTTTCCTTATTATTTGATATGTTTGAAGATTGCAGCGCGAGACTTAGCTAACTCTACGGCTTCTGAATCTTTAACTTCATTGTGACCTTTTTCAACGGTCAATTCTTGTTCGACGACTGTTGCGTTAGCAGATTGTGCTTGCTTTGCAGATTTCAGTACATCTAATTGCACAGCAACGACATCAGCGTTAACTTTGCTCATTTCATACATAGCTTTAGCTACGTTCTCAAATTTATCATCAGCTACTAAACCTTTAAGTTGAGCAGCAAATTCGTCAAACTGTGCTTTCTCCTCAGCAGCTTTAACAACAGCCAGTTGAGATTCCAACTCTGTTACTTTCGCTTCCAAAGATTTAACCAGATCAACTTGAGTTGCTAGTTCAGCTTCTTTTGCAGATAATGCCGATTTAGCAAGTTCTAGTTCTTCCATTTGTTTTTCCTTTGTTGTAAAATGCTCGGTAAGAGCGGTTTCAATTGATTGCTGTAATGCAACAATCTCGTTAAATGTAGACTTAGTAATACTCTCAACTTTGCCTTCATTCATTGATTTCATAATAGTGAATTGAGATAAACGAGACTCTAACCATTTAGTATGTTCAGCTTCCCAATCATAATTATCTTCACTACCTTTACGTTCCTTATTTGCTTTAACGTAAGCTTCGTGTTCTGTTTCAAAACCTAATAACTTAGTTAGAACTTCAGCATCATCACTCCACATATCAAAAAACTTACGTAGAAATTCTTCCATTGAAAGTTTTAATGTGATTTGTTCTAATGCTTTTTTGATTTCGATTGTTTCTTCAGGAGCAGATGCTTTGATTACCAAAGTTTTGAATCCGTTAGCGGCATGACCTAAATCACCACCTACTAAAGATACACAATGATCATCTTTAGAGAAGTCAAACTTCTTCAACACTCTCTTTGCTTTTTGTTTAATTGTTTCTGACATCATTGTACCTCATACCCTACAGCAGCACATTCAATGGATACACCTGTATATGTTCCATCTAATACACCTTGCCATAAGGTTTCGTTATTAAACTTCCACCACTGTAGCCAAGTACCTTTCTTAATGAATACACCAGCTTCGGTAGTAAAGTCGCAAGGCGCTGTATACGATTGCTCAATAACAACGTCATCGTTAGATAGGATACCAGCATGGTCAATACCAGCTTTACGGCAAGCTACGTTGAAGTTTGCACATGCTTCTGCAACGTCTTCAGCACTATACCAATCAGCATGAACATCACGAGTAAGACCATCTTCGTCTTGAGGTTCTAACACAACGAACATTGCTCGTTGTTCTAGAGTGTCTACAGACTTGACTACTTGTACAACTTCAGGGGTATCTGGTGTAGGGTTTGAATTATCACCTACTAAACTATCTAAGAAGTCAAGTAGTTTCTCAAACATTTGTTCTTTATTCATGATTATGCCTTGTTTGCGCTATTGACTTTAGTACCTTTACCACCAGCTTGTGTACCACCTGTACCACTGGTTCCTTGACCTTCACCACCACGACTAACATCGTTAGGGTTAATCAATCGTTCAAGTAATTCATCTTCTGTCATATCTTCCAGCATGTCGGTACGTAAACCACACTTCTGTAATACTTCAAGAATGAATTCTTTTTGTCTAGGTAGGAAGCCAACACTAGCAACACGTTGTACTGTTGAACTATATACTTCAGGGTCAATATCGTCTAAAGCATTTAATTCAAACTGTGGAATATCATCTTCTTCAAGGTAAACTCTGTTGATTTCCATAATCTGTTTAACCAAATCATTTTGGACAACAGACTGGATAAACAGCATGTGTTTTTCCATAAAGAAAGCATGTAGGCTTGTCTTAGCATCAGCTAAAGAATAACTACCAGAAGCATCATTACCTAAGTTAATAAAACCAGCACCGAATACATCTAGGATTGCTTTCTTGCGGTCATTAATAATAGTATCAGTGGAAACTGAATTACTACCCTCAATACCAGTAACAGATACATCGTATGTATATTTACCGTTACCATTTTCACCTTGAGTATCACTACCAAGCATGATAAATGTTTGATCGCCATTATGTACTAAAGCAGCTTGTTGCTGTAAAGCCATCAATGTATTATATTCGTTAGATGTAGAATCTTCAGCAGCTTTATTGATATGTTCAGTAGGTACGCGAAGTGTTAATATCCCACCAATACCTTTGCTAACACCAGTAACTTCCATAGCCTCTATTAGCACTTTCTCTTTCCATGCTTTATAACAAGCATTCAATGGAGAAACACCAATAGGTGAACTATTTTTACTGTCCCACGAAAACAACATGAACTTGTTACGTTTCATATAATCTTCAGGATTCATTGATACAGGTTTTACACTGGTGTACCCTATATTCAATGCTTGTGCTTGGTATTGACGTAAACCGATTACTGTTCTACTATCCACATCAAACTTCCATTGTTCAACAGAATGTTGTGAACGAGGAGCAAGCTTCTTTAATTTCCAAGGATACTTAGAATACTTCTTAGAGAAGTTTGGTTCATAGACTTTCTCAAGCCAAGAGAAACCATACTGTAAATATGTGAGGATATTTATACAACTCTCATACCACGTTACATCTTTAAGATTCTTTAAGTTCCAGTTAAGGTAATTACAGAATTCTTTAGCTTGTGGATTTTTAGAGTTTGTAGTAAACTTAGCTTTTGCTAGAGCTTTAGTTAGGAATGCTTCGGCAGTACCTAACGCTGCACCAACAGTTGCGTCTTGTCGCATTTTCTCGTAACATACGAGATTGTAGGGAGGTGTTAACTCCCTACGCATTTCATTCTGAATCCAAGATCCTATAGCACGAAGGTTTGGAGTACCAACTTCACCTGTGCGAATTCTTGTAGATTCAACAGATGTGGATGCTTCAGCTTTAGTGATCTCGATTTGATCCGTATTATCGGACATTTCTTTCTCCGATTAAATTTACATATCAGCTAAAGCTATAGCTTTAACACTTGGAGGGGGTGCAGCGAAAGCACCTAGTTTTGGGACTGTATATACTTTTACAGTATTTAGATAGTTGAATGCTGTTGCTACAGCATCAACAAAATCATCATGTCGAGTTCTTGTGGATTTAGTAACACCGTCGAAGTTTTCACACTCTCTGTGGAAATATTCTAACGTCTTCCTATCCCAACCAGACTCTACTATAAAAACTAATCCATTCTGTACCGCAGTAAAGAAAGGTTCTGACTTCTTAATTTTACTAGCTGTTGAACTTGACGTATCTTTCTTAGGTATTAAACCTTCAGACATGATAAATTTAGAGAGATATTCAAATGCTGCCGCTCCACCTGCGCCATTATCCTTCGGTATTACGATATGAACATCACTACCATCTCGTTTACCTTGAGCAACAATCGACGCATCCCTATCACCTGTACGCTTACGATAGTAATCACCACTCATTAAGTAGTAATAACCATCTTTGGATTTGGCAACTAGAACGCTTGCTGTGGCATCACAGCCTACCGTAGCAGGGGTATCGTCAGCAGTTGAGGCTAAGTCATATCCACGAGCTAACATACAACCTAGAGGCATCTGAGAAGCTTTCTTGAGGTCTTCACGTTTGTAGAAAATACCTGTGTCATCGGTAGACGCCCAACAACCTTTTAAAAGCTGTTTACGTTTACCTTCTGGCATACTATCTAGCTTCTTACGATAAGAAGCATCTAATGTATCCAGAGCTACGTTATCATCTAATGTAGCGGGGATGTACGTATAAGTTTCAGGCTCTTTACCCCAAGTATCTCTTAGTTCTTGTTCATCCCAAGATGTGTATAGAACGCCCTCGACAACGACAAAATATCTACGCTTACCAGATAATTCCTTAACTGGAAAATCTTCTTCATCTAAGTAAGGTTTTACCCATTCGTAAATGAAACTATTTGGATCTGGGTTAAGTGTACATCGAATTGATTTTGGAATACCAGACATTGAACGGTTACGAGAACGTATGATGTCAAACTGGTAAGTTGAACGATATTGAGCTTCTTCAAAGAATGCACAGTTAATTTCTGTACCATACCAAGCATCAGCATCTTTATCGGTACTCAGATACGAGAACGTAGTCCTTGCACCAGAGGGGAATGTGATTGTCTTTTGTTGTTCATTTATCTTAGCTTGACCGAGAAACTTTCCCTTAACGTCTACAAGATAAGGCATGTACATACGTTTTGCATCAACCCAGAGACCTTTATCTATCTCTGTTGATGTTGTACGAAAGAATACGCTGAAGTAAAGAGGATCATGAATACCTAAGAGATTAACACAAAGAGCGCCGTAGGTCTTACCACCACCCGCTCCTCCACCAAAAAATACGATGCTTTCTTTGGCGTTAGCAAATTCTAATTGTTTAGGTTGAAGCTTAATCTGTGGTATATTTTGTACAGGATTCTTCCTAATGTTATGTTGTTTAGTCATAAATCTCCTTTATTTAATATGCTATTAAA